TTAACGCCCAGTTTGACCAAAAGCAAAACTGAGCGCTTTGGAATTCCGATCGAATTTTTCAGCACCCGTTAGCGCTGGTACAGTCTCTGAAATGATGTTAACAGCGGTGAGATCGGTTTTGGTATTTTTTATAAACCGATAATCTCTCAGCAGCCTTCTTAATAGTGGAGTATTTTGCATTTTTCTATATTTGAGTAATAAAAAGTTATAATGAATTGGGTCGTCAGTAATCGGCGTTAAAGCAAATCTATCGGCTGCACAGAGCGCATGATTAATCATTATCGACTCTCCAACTTCGAAAGGCAAAGTCACTCTGCGGAACTCATGATATTCATTGTTTCTATTCTCACCTCTCTCTTCAAGCTCTCCATACATTCGGTGACGCTGTCGTATTAGCTCCCGCATGCTGCTTTTTTCAGTGTGGTAATAAGGGCCTTCTCTAAGAGAATGCATCGTTGGTTGCCCAGTGTAGAAATTGGGCACATTAACGAAGTATTTTCTAAGAAGGAAATCAGCGATGTTTGAAGGAACCTTTTCAGAGTAAATTTCCCATGAACGTCTGTGGCTTTGTTTCGCTAAGTTCGAAAATTCTAAATCGGACATGTCGTTAATTATGCTGTTTGTCATCATAGCGTCGTATTCTTGGAGAAGCTCAGATGGGGAAATTAGTTCGACTATCCCTTCTGAGACAAGGTTGCTAATTTCGGATTGCTGACTTCCAAGGTGTCCTAACGACGTTTCGGTTGGGCTAATCAGGTGTATTTTGTCAAAATAGAGAATCATAGCTTTTAGATTTTCATTGCTTTGAAAACTTGCATATGGGTAGTATAACGCTTCAGACATCAGACGCCCCCAACTTGAAAGATTATTATGCGTTTTACCTTTATAATTTGTCGCCAAGCCAAGTGGATGATTAACCTTAGTTTGGTTGTTTCCAAAACAGGTAAACCTTTGTCTGAAGCAACATTGCCACAAGCTTGATCAGTTTAGCAATTTTTGTTAAATCGGCATTTTGTACGCACCTTTCGTAGTCTGATGTTTTACCGAATGGTTGATGGCGGCTAGATGCAAATTCTTTCTTGAAGCGTGGGTGCTTGTTTTTTATGAAGACCTCTTTGAGTTGACCTATTTGTTTGGGACTTAAGCGCTGGAGTTTTTCTTGAACATACCTGTCGCTGCCTAATAGCTGAAAGTCGAAGCTTAGCTGCTGAAGGGTCTTGGTAATGGACGAAATGCTTTCTACAGTTTGTTGTTCTACGATTTTTTGCATGCCTGCTTTCTCGGCGAAGGGAGAATACTTTGGCATAACAGCGATCAATTCAACATAAGGCGTTCCCGCTATCTGTAGCGTATCATGGATAAGTTTGGCACCTAAGCCGATTGTTCGATATTTAGGGTGGATAACTACACGGTTAATTATGCTTAGTTGCTTGTTCATCTCTTGAATTGTCATTCGCGGTATCACTAAACGCCGTCCATAACAGGCTGGCGGCGGGTAACTATAAACGATAACACCGCAAAGTTCATCGCCCCTTACCAGACGGAAGATTTTTCTGGGAACCGCAACCTTATGCCCTCGGTAGTGAAAGGGACTGAGCTTTTCCCAGTCTTGCTTGTTGCCCTTTTCAATTTTCATCTCTCGGACAAGGCTACATTCAGCCGCCAGCTCGTTTGGGTAATAGTTGATTTGGATTTCTTCCCCAAACCGCTTCCGAACCAAAACGTTTGGTTTTAGGTCCTCAAGTAGATCGCCGTGCGTTGTGGCGACTATGACTGCTTTGCCCTGTTGTCGTGCAATCTTTTGCAAATTAAAGGCGATGATTTTAGCCGTGTCCCGGTCTAAGCATGCGGCGAATTCGTCCATAAGCCACCATTGCTTGCCGCTCTCGATGAGCTTAGCAATCCTGTAACGATACCGCTGGCCGTCGCTCAATTGGCTATATGTTCGCAAGAAAAGAAACGCATCGTTTAAGCCAACTTTGCTTAGCAGTTCCAAGCCTTCTTCAACTGTGGCACCGACCGTTTCAATCAGAGGCCTGTCGGGGTCAACTTCAACTTCTGATAAGTCAATGGCTTCTTCGCCCAAGTCTGACCTGATTGCTCGCAGTAAAACGCTTTTGCCACTGCCGCTATCGCCTGTAATGTAAACAATGTCCTGCGGGCCAATCTTCAACTCAGCGTCAAGAACCTTGAATTTCTGGGCTTCATCGATGCCTAACCCAAACGCTTCAGCAACAACCAAGCTTCTAGGCGTTGGCTTAGTGTGGGTTTCATAGCTGATGTTGAAGGTGAATTTACCTTCTGTTCGGTCGTAGATTCGGCGGAATTGCCTTATTCGGAAGTCTCTTTGTCTTCTCATCTTTGGTCACCTTGGTATAACTGTCAATGCTGGTTCAGGCGACATCTGCACGGTCGCAAACACGGCTAGCGCTGTACTCCAAAAGACGTCGTCATGAGTACCGTTGGGATGTGAGTAGCCTATGGCGCCATCCTTGCGCAGGTCATAGCGTTCCACGTTTAGTTCACTGCAAATATCTCCACGATATGGGCGCTCCCAGTTCAGAAGTGGATAGTAGAATTTGCCGTTAGTCATACGCTGCTTAAGCAGGCTGGCCATCTCGCTTTTGCGGGGCACGCTAAAGTTTACGCCCTCGGCGTTTTCTATGCCTGCATTTTCCATGTCGGCGATTATGCTGGGGCCTTCCCGTGTGAAGTCCACTCGGATTTTTTGGAAACCGCCCCATCGATCTTGAAGTGCTTTGAGGTAACCAAGAACTTGAGCGTAAAGCGTGGGCTGCTGGAAAACTTTCAGGTGCCGCAGAAACAGCATATCATTCTGTCGCTCAACCACTGACAGAACGCAGTAATCCCGTGTCTGCGCAAGGTCCAATCCAGCGAAGAAATCGCCTTCACAGCTAGTTTCAGGGTTAAACTCTTGTAAGTCTTCTCCACAGTTCTTGACCGTGCCTACGCAGGCAACGATTAAGCTCTGAGCCAGCCAAACATCCTCATCTTCTGCCCATTCTGCCTCCATTTCCCGACGCCACCTTGCAGGGTCATCACCGAATTGACGCTTAATCTTCTCAATAATCGCAGGCTTCAACGGACCATTAGGGTCAAGCGCTCTGTCCCATGTGAAGTGGTGTTTGGCAAAGTCTGCGTAGTCTTTGTGGTTGCACATCTTCCAAAACATCGAATCCGTATTAAACGGCGTACTAGTCGCAACCAGCTTGCCGTTAGTCGTTCCCAGCGTAAACAGGATCGCATCGTAGAGGTCTTCGTCGTTGGGCGTAAAGTTGGTTTCTTCCCACCAAATAACCGAGAACGTAGGACCTCTAATGGTATCGGGGTTGTTTGGGAACGCCTCGACAATGCTATCGTTTGGCAGGGATATTCGAGTTTTTTGCACATGCAAGCCTTGCTGCGGGAGCTTTCGGCAGAAACCGCCCATACGCCTAATGTTAAGCTTGGTCTGCCGCCAGCTTGGACCTACAATCGCAATGTAACTGTCCGGATGCTCCCAAGCATACTTCAGCAACAAGGCTGATACCGTGAAGCTCTTTCCCGTCTGCCTTGGCCAACGCACCGCTAAAAACTGGTTATTCTCAAACAAGTCTGCAAGCTCAAGCTGGTAGCGGTAAGGCGTAAACCCAAAAACCTGCTCAAAGAAGCTTTTAACGTCCCCTCTTAGACTTCGGACTTTGCGTTCGCCTAACTCTTCAGCAACAGCCATATCTGAGCGTAGGCCTGCCCGTTCTTCAAAGAGTCTGTCTTTATGCATTGCTCTGGGACTTTTTGAGAAGTTCCGCATACTTTTTTCTAGCCTCCATTAATTCCTCTTCCATTTCTCTATAGTGAACGTACTCGGCAAAACGCTCTTGGTACACCTTAACCCCCGCGATTATGCCTCGTAAGCGCAAAACCTCAGCCTTATCCAGCCCCGGCGTTTTTAGCGCCTCCAAAGAAGCGGCAAGAATCTTTAGCGTCTCTTCGATGCTGGGCAAATCTTGGGGTAGCTCTAGTTGGGTAGAACAACAACAATTGGAATTTTTTGGCTGTTGTTGTTCTTTCACAAGCTCTAATTTTATGAGCTTTTGGCGAATCGCTTCTTCTGTGTAGTCCCCGTTGAAGCTAAACGCTAAGACGCCAAGGTCAGTTGTCCCCGAAGTATACCAATCCCTGAGTTTGCGCTCATCATCTGCAGGCCAAGGTTTACCCTTCGTCATGTTTTCTGCCCCACAAACAACCCAATCACAGTACCGCTTAGACCAGTGATTGAAGCAAAAATCTCAGCATTCCAAGTGTGCAAAATGGCTAAGTGCGCTAACTCAAGAGCCGACATAAACGCAGTCATGCCTATGGTGAATTTGACGCCCAATACCAGCTTAGCAGTCGGTTCCTCAACGATGAAGCGGCCTCTCTCAAAACGCCTGCGTGTCAAGGCGCGTTTAATAGGGTCTGCCATCGATGCTCAACCTCCGCTGCGCAAGTGCTCTCCGAAACGTTCTTGGACGATTCATCGAGCGGTGCCCGCCCATCATGAAACTATTAACAAGCCTGCTAGCCGACTCAGTTGGAATGTGCTCTTTGATTAGAACCGTTACTCCCAGTGCCCAACCGATAGGGATGGCGGTGTAGTCTAAATCGAAGAGGCCATCGGCATATCGGAAGCTGTTCTGTGCAATCACAATATGCTTAATTTTATCGCCGATTAACCCAACGAATATGCCCCAGCTTTTCACTGGAACGTCGATTGTCATGCCTGAGCCGCTGCTTTTACCGACCGATGCATCACACCAGTCAACGGCGATTAGGTCGCCGGGTTTAATGTTCTCAAACTGTTTTAGGATTTGTTTGCTCATTTTTGAGGTCACCGTTAGCGTCTTGCCTTGTAGTTGTTTAGGGCGTCCGTTCTGGTTCTCAAGGCATAAATCCAGTCCGCCATCAATTGTTTCTGATAGCCAAGATTAAGAGTAATGTCTAGAATGTTGTTTTCTGCCAACAAGTGATAGTCTACACTTTTGACAAGGAAACTCACCGAGGATATGTTTTCGTTTGGCAGAGTTACCGCAATCATATCGCCCGGCAAAATGGGCGTATTACCGTAATCAATTATGGTACTTTTTAAGACAAGAGAAGTTTTGATTTGTTTCTTATAGGCCAGAATTGATTTGGCTCTAAGCATACATTCATTATCGCTGTAAAGGTCCTCGACGATGTCCACGTACTGGCGTTCTCCATAACTGGCAATGCTTGCGGCGTCCTGTTGCATGTTGCTGTAGCGCCCTTTGCCAAAATAGAGGTTGCCGTACCAGATGTTGCCTGCAGTGCCGGGCGTTGTGACGGCGCTGTAAATGTAGACGGTTCTAGCCTGTGTCCAGTCAAAAGCAACGGGAATGTTCCAGTTTTCAGAGCTGTCGCCTACGGCTATTTCGTAGGGTGTCCATTCATTCTGGCCGACGTTGCTGAGTGTTTGGCTTGCGGTAGCTCCCCAGGCATCATAGATTACGATTCGTGTGCCGTCACTTTTCATGTTCGCATCACGAGCTAGGGCAAGAATCAGCGCAGGATACAGGTCTGTATTTACTGCCGTGGCAAAATTGAAGATAGTTACGGCTTCCAAGTTCGCGCCTGAGTTGTTCTTTACGCTGGAGGTTGCGGTGCCGTATTTCTTGGTTGCATCGAGGCTGAGCGTTCCATAAAAGCCCGTCCAAGTGCCGCTGGCAGGGGTGAGGCTTTCAACCGTTTCATCGACGTCAATTGGTGTGCTTTTAGTGGCAGCCCCATAAATGGTGACTTTGTTTCTAACCGAGAGAATATCCGATTCTGTCTCTGCCTCTTCAATCCGTTCAACTAAGCTGACGGAGCTTGTTTTAGCGCCTCTATGGAAAAACTCAAATCGCCCATCCGGTGCTACCCTAAAATCGTATCCGATAGCCCCCGCTTTATCGCTATCCTGAGCAATCTGTTTGAGTATTTCCCAAGCCTGCTTATTCTCATAGTCCAAGCGGGTAAAAGTTGTGTCAGTGTTTTCAACCAGCTCAATGCCGCTTCTTACATGAGGCAGACCCGAATGATAATCAAGCAGGTGCTTAACGATGTCCTCGCCTTTCATGAGGGCGTAGCCTTCGGTGACATATTCGCGGAATAACCGCTCACCCCAGTCACGACCAGAAACAGTAACATAATGCTCGGCTGCGTTTGATTGGAACTTCATGTTCTCGTTTCTTGTGGTGATGAGCTGAGGACAATTTGCACCTCGACCCAGCATAATATAGCCGTCCTCGCCCAAGGCAACCGGAGAACCATTGGGACTGTATTTGCCGTTCCAGTTCTGAAGCCGATAGGCGAAGCTGCTGACTTCCTCGGTTCCACCCAAGTGCACGGCTAGCTCTTGGATGTCGGCTTGGTTGATTGGTCCGCCTGTTACTCCGGAGTAGAGAGTGATGGATGCCGCTGCGGGTTCGCTCATGTGTCCTCGACTCCTTGGCGATAGATCGCCATGTCGCCGGACCGCACTATGCCCCGTGTTACAGTGGTGGTTTGGCTGGCTGTGGAGTTGAAGTTCTGCATGCTTGTAGTGGCTGTATTTAGGCTGTTGGAAAAGGAGTACATGGCGACTGCGGCAGCCGCTATAACAGCGATGCCTACTCCCGTGAGAGCCAAGAAGGTTCCATAACTGATGTTTAGGGCGTTCTGCGCGGCTGTGGCGACCCAGCAGGCTGCTGAGTAGACTTTTTGGGCAACAGCCACGCCTACACTGGTAGTCATGAAAGTGCCCATAACTGAGACAACCATCATCGCCGAATTGAACGTCTTAGTTTGGGCGTCGTCGAGCAGTCCGAATTGGTTGGCGATGTATCCAATAGCCATGCCCGAGGCGCCGATGCCCGCCATGGCAGCACCCAGACTCTTAATCCGAGCACTCAAGGCTTCGGCATCAGTTTTAATTCTGCCAAACTCGTTGCTGGCACGATTAACAGCCCTTATAGTTACGGCGATTTCGCGGAAACTCATAGCCCAGCCTCCGCTTTAGCTTGTTCAATAGCTGCAGTGACTACTGTTTCCAGTTGGGGAAGATACTTCTTGATTGCTGGATAGAGGTAAGGATGCGCCTGCATGTACTTGGTCCCCAACTCAACAAAGAGGGCATAAGTGGCGTCTGCGCCGATCTCTGCCACCCATTCTTGAATCTTCGCATAGATGGTGCTTCGGAGATACCCTGTGCGGACGGGAACTTGACGCATGGCTTCAGCTTTGACGTCGGCAGCCCAGCTAGCCAAAAAGCTATGGACCTCACGCTGAATGCCCGAATCAAACAGCTGCATCGCTGCCTTGAATTCTTCCACGCCGTCTATGTCACAGGTTACTTCTAGTGCCGTTTTGCTTCACGCTCCGCCTTTTTCTTTTCTTCCTCTGCCATTTCGTCCATTACGTTTAGGATGTGGCAGAACGCCTGGATTGTTCGGGCTGGCTGTTTTGCAAGCTCTGTGGGTGTCCAGCTGAAGGATTGACATAGCCTAAACTCGACAAGAGAGCTGTGCGGCTTTCCTCGTCTAACTGCTCTAGTAAAAAACGCAAATCCTCCCGTGACATGCCATTTAGCCTGTTGACTACTTTTGAGAAAAGCTCTCCCAGCTCAATCGGAATACCGTCTTCCTCTCCCAGCAGCTTTTCGAGGGTTATGGGGTGGCTTTGAGGCTGGCCATGCATGCTAGCTAAGATGGTCTCTGCCTGAATGGCTATGAAATCACTGCTTTCAACGTCGCCGGATAGCTTGCTGTATTTGGTATGCTTTTGGATAATGCGGTTTCTCTTTGCCCATGTGATTTCGGCAAAGGTGTAGGTGCCCTTGTATTCTTCGCCGAATCTGCCATCAATCTCCAACTTTTCTGTTTTCAACTCTTGATTCCTCCGTGACTATAAGATGCTAAGCGGTCCTCTAGCCGTGAAAGGCACTTTGGCATAGATTAGGTCCTCAGCTTTGCCGCTTAGCGAAAAGTCATCCCACTTGGTATGCTCAACGCTAACCTTGTTGACGCCACCTAATCCAAATTCGAGGCTTGTCTGTTCTGTGTCGGCTAAGATATCATCGGCTTCTTGTTTGCTCTCAAACTCAAAATTAAGCTCTCCAGTTAGCAGCCGTTTACCCCATGTGAGGTATTTTGCCAAGTGCCCGTTGACCGACCTTATGACCGGGACAGGTTTGCAGGAATTGTCGATTTGCAGCTTCCAAGAAGTAATCCGCTCGCAGGTTACGCCGCCGATTTTGACATAACACTCGCTGCCCAAAACAGCGCCAGCGTATTCCGTATAAGCTGCGCCTGCAACCTTGGCTATACCCACTTCGACGTCTTGGGATGGAAACTCTGCTTCGCACTCCAAAATACCGTCTATATCGCATGTCAGCGTTGCCTTGTCAAATCTCGCGCCCTTATAGAGCAGGCTTATGATGTCTGTGGCAAAAGCGAATTGGTCCTTGTAGTAGAGCACTTGCAGGCATAGGCTTGCGTTGAGTTCTTGTTTGACGTACTGCAGCAAGTTAATGGGCGAGTCAGATGGAATGGGATATTTCACTTTTAAAACTGGCTGCCGCAAACCCCGTTTTAGAGCAGCTACGTCTATTGAGCCTGTTCCTGGGACTCGGATGTTGTTTGGGTTTATGTTTGGGTCGATGCTGCTGCAGGAGTGTCCAAGCATGGCTGGGTTGGCTGGAACGATTCCGAAGGTTCCCTCGGGCACATAATAGAACTTTTCTTGGTCTGCGTGATAGGTGTCTACCATAAGGGGTCACTATGAGAAGGCTATGGACTCAAAGAGCCATGCCACGATGATGATTTCTTCTTTGAAGAGAAACGGCTTGACGTCTGCGATGTCGATGTCTTGGTGGCTGCGGATGTCACAAAACATCACACCTTTAACGGTGACTGTTGCTTGGACAAAGTCGCAGTTCAAAACGGCTGGGGAAACGCCGTTGCTGGGGTTGGTTGTTCTCGCCAACAGGTAAAGGTAGCCGTTTGCGTCCACATAGTTGGTTAGGTTTTGGGTTAGAGTGAGGGTTAGGGTTTCGTCGGTTGATGCAGAGCCAGTCTGGGTACTGCTCCAAGCATGAGCCGAATTATCCCAGACTTTGACGGTGACGCCATTGCCACTGGGTGCGGTTCCGTAACCTTCAAACGCTAAAACCAAACGGCTTAGGCACTGCTTTCTAGGCTCGTTTCGTTGCTCTCCAGCCTTAACGCCTACCTTGAAAGCAAACAGCATAAGCGGATATTGACCGTTGACACTTGTGCTCTTAGGGTGTCGCAGGTCGTCACTGCCCCATAAATTGGAGTATTCAGCATCCGAGAGATTAGCCCAAGAAACGTCGGATGGTTCCAACTCACCTGCAACCGCTACGTCATAGGCTTTGTGAGTGTTGGAGAGCGCGCCTAGTGGATAGAAGTTGTAATAGGTCGTGTAGGGTTGGTTTCTATTCTCTCGAATTATGGCTAAAATCTGTTCGAGTGCTTTTTTACGCGTAACTTTGCCGGCATCAGAACCTGCAGCCGCTCTGTCAAACGTGGTTACAGTGGCCTTGAGCGTGTAGATACGTCGCCGCAGTTTGCCATCGAGTGTGTGCTTCTCTTGAGTGCATGGGCTGGCTTGTCCCACGGTTATGGCGGCGTCATAATTCTTCAGTAGTTCCCGATCGGGATGCTCTTGAGAGCACAAGACACTGGCTAAACCGTTGTCATCCCTTACAACTCGTATTCGGGACTCAATCAAGCGCAGAACCGTAACGATTGGGTCTTCAAATTCGGCAGCGCTCAACTTGTTATGAGCCTCCGTGCTGTGCTTTTGCAGTAGGCTCGCTGGTTAGCAAAAGTGAAGGGCGTTACCGTCTGGACCTCGTAGTCTTCACCTTGCCGCCTAATTTTGTCGTGCACTCGGACAGGCAGAAAAGTGTAGAACGCTAAGTAGTCGTCAAGGTAGTAGCCTGCTTCGATTAGGACCTGCTCAGCTCTCAAGGATGAGACAACAGCTTTCAGGTCTAAGGGTTCGCCATAATCCGTAATGCTGGCTGATTGCCGGATTGGGTAAAGCTGCACCGTTTCGCCCTTACTGCTTAGAACTCTGGTGAATGGGGCTGATGGCGGCTCATAGTTTAGGAACAGGTGCGCTAGCCAGCAGACCGTTGCCATGGCATACTTGTTTTCAACATAGCTGTAATCGGTGTGTTTGGCGCCCCAAAACATAAACTGGTCCTGATGTGCGCCGATGACTTTTACGCTGAGTTCAAGGCTTGGCTGGTCGTAGTTTTGGCGTATTCTGCAAAGGATGCCGCTTGTGACGGCATCATAGTAGTCGCATGCGCTAAACCTGCTTGCGACGTCTATGTAACCTGCCCAGCAAATAGCGGGATTATAGGCTGGATACTGTGAGCTAGCTTTGATACTGTTCAGGAAATTGTAGACCCGCTGGCAAGTTACGCTCCAACCTTCAACCTCATATAAGCCAAGAAGGGCATAGGCAAAGGGGTCATCGTAAACTTCGTTCTCGCTCAAGCCCACTCTGTGCCATTTTCCATCTGTGGGGTCAAAGTCCAGCCAGAGATTTTCTAGCCCAGCCCTAAGAAAACCAACTGCCTTGTTCATGATGCTTTGGTAGACTGCAGCGTTTTGGGTGTCGTGCTTTTGGGCTAGCATATTTAAGCCAATTAATCCGTAGAGGCATTCGATGTCCAGTTGAAGCAGCCAGGCGTCGTCAATGGTTACGGTTCTTGCAAAGCCGCCACAGCTCTGCTGGTCCTGCATTGTTTTGAGAAAGGTTGCTCCGGCTAGCTTTGCAGCCTCCAAATATCGGCGGTCGTTTGTGACTTCGTAGGCTCTTAGCAGGGATGGGATGGCTCTGCAGGCGTCCACGCTGTAGTAGTAGTAGGTGCTTGTTTCTGCGCTCTTGAAGCCGCCATAGGCCTTCTTTGCTGGGTCAAGGCACTGCTGAGTTAGTACCCAATCTGCAAGCTCTGCAATTTTGTTGAAGAGAACCGTTTTCCTGTCTTCAAATTGTTTAGCAGAGTAGGCTTCGCAGAGAAAATCAAGGGCAAAGCTAGCAGCTAAAACACCCTTGCCAAAATCTGGGTCAGGTGTACTAGGTGGAATAACGTAAACATAGGGCGCACATTCCATAACGAATTGAAAATAGGCTTCGGGAACTGTGCCCATGGTTAGGCACTCCCTACATACGGTGTTTTTAGGTTGGCGAGAACTCGCTCGAATTCTGTCTGCAGAACCGTTAAGCTTGGTAAGGCTGAATTGGAGCTGGACATATCGCCGATGCTGAAGTTTAAGCCAACCGCCGAGCCGCCAGTCAAATAGCAGACAGCGTAAATGGCCGCCAAGAGCGTTATGGCTTCTTTTTGGGCGTCGGTGCAGTTTTGGTAGTCGATATCAGCGGAGAGTTCAAGCTCTAAAGTGACCTCTGCACGTTTAATCATCTTCAGAACCTTAGCGTCAGATATGTCCGAGTCCTTTAGGTTCAGTGTGTCTCTGACGTCTTCCGCTGATACGCTACCCACTTTTATGCAGCTCCTGCTGGGCTTTCTTGTGGTTTGCCGCCGAGTAGTTCTTTGATGCCTGCAATTATTCCGCCAACCATTGAACTGCCGAGAATGCCGAGTTCGACGTTTCCAGTTGGATAGCCGAGTCCCATCCATGTAGCCAGTGGCGGCAGAACGAAAGCGGCAAACATCAAAAGCGCTTGTTGTTTGTCCGACAATTTCATTTCTGTTTTACCTCCTTACCTTGAGTGTCCGTTTGGTTTGGCGTGCTTGCGGGTTGTGCGTCCCAGAGTTCCCAGCCAAACTTGACTGCGTTCTTGCGGAATTCTTCACTGCGGATTAACCCCAGTTCGGCGGCTTTGATGAGATCAGCAGGGTTTAGTTCCGGGGTTTCAGGGCTGCCAAAATTCAAGCGTACCTTAGCCTTCGTAGCATCAAACCCTGATTGAGCAACAACTGCAGCGAAGATTTCTCGCTCGACTTGGCGTTTGACATAGCGCTGGATGGGTTTGACGAGCATGTCCTGTAGGTCTAAAGCTGCGTTTGCCGATGCTTCAGTGAAGCCTGGTGTGCTAAACAGACGTGGCAGGGGTGTTTCGCAGCCTAAATAGAATTGGTTAACCATGTGATCAATATAATACTCGAAGCGTGCCCTGGGGTCGATGGTGACAGGATCCAGTTTGGCGGGCGTTTTGCCGCTATAGAAAAGCCATGTGCCCTCTTCGCTACGGTTCTTTATGGCGCTCTCAAACTGTTTGATGGTTGGGTCTTTGGCGTCGGGTACTGAGGCTAAGACGTCTGGGCCTGCGTATTTCTCGAAGATTTTTGGCATGAGCTTCTCTATTTTAGCTTTCATCCAAGCATATGCTGGGCGCTTATCGTTCTCGATTGATAGCGTATGCAGAAGAACTTGCAATAGGCCTGTGCCGAAGCCTGATTGGATGTCGCCGCCAAGGCGCCAGTGAATAACGGCTTCGGGCTTAAGCTCGTTGCCTTTATCGCCACTGTAGGTGCTCTTGAGCTGGTAGCCCGTGACTTTGTAAGGAATCTTTAAGTCGGGTACAGTACTAAGCCCGATGCGCTGGACTGCATCTTCTGGCATGCGTATAGCGTCTGTTAGTTTTTGGGGTGCGAGTTTGAGCCAGAAATCGTTGCCGCAGCCAATTAAGGGCTTGGCCATTTCATTAAGTAAGCCGTCGAGGTTGATGTCTTCACAAAACTTATCGACCGTCGCCTTTGCTTCAGATGCCTTGTCGTATTTCTCGTTGGCTGTGGTGTAGAAGCCCATGCCTACCGTGGAAGCGGCTAGCAAGTCTACGCTGCTTTTGCATGTTGGGTCTCGGTCGTAGAGCTTCATAACGTCGGCTAGCGGAATGCATGACGTGTCAAAGAATACTCTGCCGTTTGGCGATGCCACGCCAGAAGCAGGCGCATAAGAAAGTATTTCGCGGATTCTCCTGACGACTTTGCTCACGACTGTTACACCTCAATTCGTTCGTTTAATTGCCAAAAAAAGGGGATTGGCTGCATGTTGAGTCAACGCTTAGCTTAGAGTGGTTTTGATGTTGGTCATCTTGGCAACTGCAGTTGAGCGGAGTATGCCAGCGCCGAAACGTGTGGTTGCTCGGACGCCGTATTTGCCGGTCTTTATGTCTTCCCAGTCTTCAACGGTTATGTCTCTACGCAGAAGCATTGTAGAGGCGACTCGTGTGTCGATTGCATATGCGGTGCCGTTGGGCACTAGAGTGCTGGCTTGTACTTGCATTCCTAGAACTGAGCCGATACTGCCTTGTTCGATGTCGGTTTCGCTGCTTGGCAGGTACTGTGCATGGACAAATTTGTCGTCGTTAAGCAGTTGGTGAAGTTGCGTTTCGCTTACGGCTAACACGGTTGGTCGCCAGTTTTCGCCTCTGACAGCGTCGTGGAGTTGCAGCAGGCCCGTCCAGCCTAATGCGGCATTGTTGCCGTTGATTGGGGCTCTACCTGCCAAGTCTCCGTCAGCGATGGTGGCGTATAGGGCGATGATGTCTTTGGTTTCTTGTATGCCTAAGGCTCTGCCGACTTTCTGCACCATGTTATCCATTACGTTCCAAGTGGCGTCTTCGAGGAATTCCCGGGTCCATTCTTCGGAGGATTCAGCTAGCACGTTTGTGTAAACGTCTACGGTGGTGTTCTTTTTACCGCTTAACCTTGTAACTGTGCCTTCTGAGTAGCGGTATGCGATTGCGTCGGTATCGAGTGGGTAACGCTCCATTGTCTCTGAGGTTGGCGTGACGTTTATGATGTTTCTGCCGATCAATTCTGGGAAGGCCGCCTGCACAAGGGTATCATGCATCCTGCCAAGGGCGCCTGTCATGTCGCTGAATAGGCCTTCTTTTATGCCCATGGTGACATAGCGTTTCATGAAGGGGTGTTCGGTTTTCTGTTTGAGCTTCTCGTAGGCTTCACGTTGATCGTTTGGTTTAGCCATCAGAGTTTCAAAGAGTCGAGGCTTCAAAGCAATCACTTCTCCACGTCTATGAAAATCAGGTCGCCGTCTGCTACTGCGGATTCGAGGGCGGTTCCAAGTTTGCGGTTGTAGAAGACAGTGTATGTTGCTGTGCCGCCTTCGTTAACTGGCTGGTCTACTGTCTGCGTTACTTTGTTGCCGCCTGCACTGCATACGCCATAGTTACGTGTTATGGGTCCATTTGCGACTACTTTGACTCTTCCTTTTCTGAGAACTGGGCACATAGCACCGATAGCAGTGGATTTGACGGCTACGCCTATGGCCATATCGCCGCCGGGGCTTGGGGATACTTTATCGTCAGAGCTTAGGTAGACTGGTGAACCTTTGGTTATTGCCGCTTCAGCTTCAAAAGACTCTATGACAGCGTTGGGATCGTCTGTTTCTCCTGCAGCCATCCAAGGTTTGCCTGTTTTATCAGTCATCTAATTTCAAATCGAATTGGTTTCTTGAATTTCCCAAAGTTCGTCCTTTGGTACTCTTCCCCACAAAAGTGAGCAAAACACAGCTAGCTACCTCCCGCTTTCTGCTCTAGCTGCTTGACTACTTTTCGGAGTTCTTGGCACATGCGCTGTGGGCCTAAGCTCCAGCTACGCTGAATCATAGGAGACGGCAAAACCGCTTCCACCATTTTGGTAGCTTCAGAAATCGCTATCGTTTTAGGCGGGTTCTTGAGTAAGCCGCCACCAGGAACCTGTTTGCGCAAATCCTCAATGGTTTTCTGTGCTTCGTTTAGCTTACTTGTTGCGTCAGTAAGTTTGCCCTCCGTTTCAGAAAGTTTAGTCTGTAGACCTTCAGACTGCCCACGAAGGTTACAAACCGGACTTTCAATTTTGAGTTCTCCGGCTGCTGAACAGAGCTTTTTGAGGGCTTGAGCTTTTAATTCCGACGAGATTTTAGTTTGATCTAGTCTCTGCAGGGCAGCTATGACGTGGGCTTGGTCGAGGTTGCCTTCTGCGTTCTTGTACTCTAAATGTCGCAGGCTACGAGGTGTGGTTTTGCCTTGGTCGTCTTTAGTGCCGCTGGGTTCGATGGCGGCAAAACAATCATCCGGCAAGTTGTTGACGTAGGCAGCGTCCCATTCGGCTTCTTGAACGCCCGCTTTTCGGAGAGCTTCAGTGACTTTGGTGTCTACGAGTTTTTCTAGAACCTCAACGTTGGTTTCAGGAATACCTGGTACTGCCACCAGACTTAACTCGGCGTTGTGCAGTCCATGAGGAACCTTGCCATCCACAACATCAACCGCCTCATAGTCAGCGCCGACGCTCACGTGCTGGACGAGGCCTTTGCGGATTTTCTCGGCTGTTTCCCCATCGTAAATCTCCGCTTCATACCAGAGGTTGTGTCCATCCCAGTCAGTTTTAGTAACCTTGCCGACTGCGTTAGGTACGGCGACGTGCTCGATGTAGACGGGTGCATTGGATAGTTTGCTTGAAAAGTCGTTTAGCTCCTCTGAGGTGTAGATGTTATGGTTTCGACTCATGCCAGTGCACATGGCCACGCCCCGAATGCGGAGAGGCTTATCAGACATGGCTTCGAGAACCTTAAACGGCAAAAGAGAGGCCACATGCTCCCGAAAACGCTTACAATCCTTACAGCCAGAGTTGTCTTGAGACATAGCTAAATCGCCAAGAAACAAATCGCTAACCGCCCATTAATGGCTTGAGAGCCTAAACACGATAATATCCCAAACAGGATAACAACATATTGCGTATAGCGTGAGCGCGCGGTTTATTTTATTGCCTTTTCTTTAGTTAATAGCTTTGCAGGTTGACATGCTAAAGTTAAATTATAGTCGGTAAAACCTGCTTCTAATGACTGTAAGCAACCTGACCAATAGGAGAAGCACGGGTAATTCGATAATTATAGGTAATATAATGGCTGCTTGAATAAGTGGTTGCGTTGGAAATAGACCTACTGCTATGGCTAACCCAATTGGTGCATTTCTAGCGACTGTAGTGACACTAAGCAGGGCACATTCGCCGTATTTTAGCTTCAATTTTCTGCTAACTGACTGTGTTATTATAAAGGCGGTACAGAAAAGCAGAATTGTTGGCACAAAGATGATGGATAGAGGGCCAATATTGCTTGTGATTACTCCCGCCTGCTCAGCAAACATGAAAAAAATAATGACCAATAAAATAGTTAATTGCAGGTTGGGCAAGGTTTTCTCTAGAACCCTGTCTTTGTATTCTTTAGTCTGAGCTTTTTTCATAACCCAGCGGGTTATGCCTGCAAGAGCGAAGGGCAAAGCAATGAAAACTAAAAGAGTTTCGATTAGTGAGGAAATTTGGAAGGGTACGATTAGTCCTGCGAAAAGAAACAGGTAGACGGGAATAAGAACCACTTGTAGTATCAGGTTTGTTGGAAGCAATGCCAAGCCTAAGCATACGTCACCTTTCGCCATTGACGTGAAGATGAGAAACCAGTCTGTGCAAGGTGCAATTGAATACAGGATAAAGCCTATGAATATGGCGGGATAAGGTCCTAGAAAGATGAGTGCTAAACTAAAAGCAACCAATGGCACGACTAAGAAATTGATTAGCCATGCGATGGAGAAAAAGCGTAGGTTGGTAAAGGAGCGGGCTACATCACCAAAGGGTGCCCCTAAAATTAAACTATAGACTAAGGCAATTAATGAGACATATACTATGTCAGCAAACCAACTCATTGTGAACTGCGGCAAGAAAATACCAAAAGATAGCCCGCACGCGATTGCGATAATTAACAAAAGCGGTCGAGCTTTATCTATTACCGCTAACGATTCTCCAGCCATGATAACATCAAGCAACTAATCTATTTACAGAGTAGATTAGTTCTCATAGTCAATGTGTGGCTAAAAATGTTTTTGGTAACATTTGAAGATGGGCTGACCCGTGAACCTCTTTTACTTAGTATGTTGCATGGTTGTGCATAGTAGCTGCTTTTTTGAAAATCCGGAGTATAACCCTTATCTGTGAGACTCGATGTTTGACAAGCTGTTCCTTTTTTCTCTCGAACGTGCATTATAGCTGGCTTTTATGTTATCGATAAATTCTATGTCCGCCTTTGCACATTCAAGCTTTTTAAGAGCATTTTTTCTCGAACGAGTAACGTTTGGCGTTTCCATCTTTAGCTTCCGTGCAATTCGATAATCACTCAAGCCCTCAGCATGCAATTGCAAAACCTGTCGTTCACGCTCAGTCAACGCCATAACTAAATCTCCTCAACTTTATGAAAAGGCACACCTTCCGCCAGCAAATCCTTCTTCGATGCCTTGTAGGCGTCTACACCAAAACTCGTCATAGCCCAGCACCAACCTCGCCGCTCAACAACCACTGAATCCAATTCTTTAGTCAATCGCTTATTCATCCGAACAATCCGTCGAGTCACCTGATGCCGGGCAACCTTGAATTCAGCCAACCTATCAGCTATGTCTTTGGGCAGCATCCCGGGAGCGCCCGCTTCAAACAGAAGCTGAAGAATTGCTCGGTCAACCTCATCACAGCAGGCGGCTTCTTCGATAAGCGACTTCTCAAAATGCAGAGAATCTTTCAAGCCGGCAAATATAACCCGAAGCAACAGCTTAATCTCAGCGACGTCATGGTCTATTTTCTTGTCCTTGGCAAGCAAATACTTGAGTTTTCCGACCTTGTCGGCTTGGCTTCGCTTCGTTTTTGCCTCTTTTTCGCCCGAATTAGCGTTGTTTTGAATGGAGTCTTCATTTGCTTCCATGCCAAAACGTACACTCCAAGATTTTCGCTCCATCTAGGCAGGCGAGTTTTAAGCCTCTGGCAGCTACACCGATTGACTGTAGAAAAGCTGCTTCTGAAAAGCATGGACTTTTTCCATACCCGTGACTGGGTGCTAAAAGGACTTTTGAACAGGTTTTAACCGCCAAAATAATGCTAAGTAACGTAGCTTTTCCCTCCATTTTCAGACGGCTTAGACCCTTCTTGGCTACCGACTTCCAAACTACCAGCAAGCCTTCCTAGAACATCAGCAACTTTAGCCAAATCACCGCTCATTTTCTCTAGCTTGGCAAGGCTGCCAGAAATCCGCTCCAAATCTCCAAGGGCTGTTTCGACTTGGCCTTCCAATTTCTTAACCCTCTCAGGCATCAGCAAATATTCTACTGCAGCGTCACGGCCAAGGTGATCGAGCTCTCCCTCATCTTCTCCTGGGCTATCATCAATCAGCCGCTTTGGTGTACTTACCTCAAAATAGCGATTTAACAGATTAGCCACTGGGTCATCGATGCCAAGTTCATGGCGGTTGTTAATTGTGCCCTGCCCCAAAACGCAGCCATATTTGCTGGTTAGGCCCTGTGCAACTCTATCCGCTGAATTCTTAGCTAAAGTCACAAGCTCCCCCGGACTGCGGCCATACAAAGTCTCAACATGCACAATCCAAGATGTCGTAGTATGCCTAACCTTGACACCCTGCTCTAACCCCAAAAGAGCCGTCCAATTCTGCATCTCAATCCGCTTAAAATCACCCATCGGATAAACCCCCTCACGCAAAACAGGATACTTGAAAAAACACCGATGCAACCGAAAGACACCACTACTGAAAAGGACGCCCTCACAGGATATGAGAAAATTTTGACCTCGCTCTGTAAGCTCAAAATCGACAAAGTTGCTGCGTTTTAAGCGACGGATTAAGCCTGCTTTTTCCAGCTTTTTAACATAGTAAGCTACATGCTGGCGCTTCCATCCACGGGCACGGCCTATCTTGGCTGGGTACATTTTTACCTCTATGCCTTTGAGTATGGGTATGACGCGGGACCGAATGGTATTGAAGTCAAATTTGACTTTTGACTTTGAAAGCGAAATATTTTGACTTCTATCTGTGTTGCTCTTGACCAAAACATGCCGCTCCTATGGGTGCCTCTTAGACTGGCGGCGACGAGTGCGCCCTAAGTTCTCTCCGACATAGTAGAGTATCCAGCCCAGTAGCCACAGCGGTACAATGAAGGGAAACAGAAGCAGACACCATAAACGACGACGCCTGGGCTTACGTTTATTCATGGAATGCCTCCTTTGGCTGTTTGCCTCTATGGCGGATTAAGAGACATGCTTCGCTTGAAGCTATGCGGTTTATCGATCTCTTGCCAGTCATGAATGGCTGGGTGCAACGGCCACACCAAAAAAAGCAATCCATACAAAGGAACACTTGGGTAGCTGGCGGTTTAGCGCCTAACGTATAACCTTCTAAATGCTTAGAAAAAGAGGCTAAAATAGAAAAAATATCAGTACTTTTTCGCGTTAGAAATGGCGGGCCCGGTGGGATTTGAACCCACGATCTCCGGCTCCGAAGGCCGACACCTTAATCCGTGCTAGGCTACGGGCCCACGTCCATGCTTTTTGGCTAGGCTTCGGACACCAATGTTTTTGCGGCATATTGACTTTTCGCTGACTTTGAACCGTTGACTGCATCAATACTCACACTTCTCCTTACGCAGGTAATGCCTGCCAGTCGTTCGATTGTAGTTATATTCGATGTAGCCTTCTCTGCCATAGCGCTCCATCTTTTCGCTGTAGTCTGGATCAGTTTCAAGGATTTCCACAGGGTCAAATTCTCTGCTATTGCCGTAGAGACGCTCTGAAATCGGTGCATATACCTGCACGTATTTGTCGCTGTTCTCACCCAGCAGGTTAGCTACTGCGTCACTGTTGCCTTTGAGGTATCGCTCTAAGACTGCTCGCCAGTGCCTGTTGCTGTAGAACGTGATTTTCATCAGTTCTGGTGCTTTTTCGGGTCCGCCTAATCTGTTAACTGCACGTTCTCTGGCTGTTCGGAAGTTATGGCCTGCTGCGTCGGTGTCTTTATAGGTGAATACTAGTTCGGGGCTGCGGTTTCCTCTCCACTGGACGACATTAGGGTCATATTGATGGGTTTTCCATTCGGATAGCATATCGAGGATTTTGATGAATCTGCCTTTCAACTGGATTGTTCTGGTGCGTCCATGCTTAGCTGGGTGATTGATAGATATTGTTCTCAGCGCAAAGTTGATATCTTTCCATTCGATGCGTAAGGCTTCTATGGGTCGGGCGGCGGTTGCCATGAGCACGTAGCAGAAGACCCGCATTTGGTCGCTCAGCATCGAGTATAATAATTCCATGTGGTTTGCCGATGGAACATCATACTCAGGACATTTGTATTCGAAGTGGGGAATCTTGACGTCTTTCATGTGCATGTAGCTTTTGATGAAACTAGCATAGGCTTTGCAGTAGCTATTCTTGTTACAGTTTGTCCAGTTGCTCATCACTGGGTCAAATGCGAGTTTAGTTTTGAAGTCGTCAGGGTTAAAGAGGTCGATTTTGAATTCTGTTGCTAATCGGCGCAGGCGAACAACATATCTGCTTAAGGTTAAGTCATTGACGATGTGCTCTTTTTGTATATAGTGCTTGTAGTCGGCGATTACGAGTTCAATGCTGCTAATATTGGTGTCTTTCAGTTTTTCCTCTTGAGAAACACAACGTTCAGACTGCTGTGTTTCACTACCCAAGTTTTTCGAACCTACCATATTTTTGTCGCAGACTTGGATAGACACCCTATAATCACCCCCAAAATTTAAGCTATCTGCTATAAACCGCTGTTTCGCCGCCGCAGCCCTCGCCAAGTCCTCTACATCGCTAAAACGGAGGCCACAACCATGATTCTGGCATTTATACCGCTGAATTCGGACGCCATAGCGGACATCTGAACCATTACGGTCAACCTTTGCACTTTTGCATTTAGGGCAGAGTTGGAGCTTTGAGAGTGGAGCGTCGGCGGCTATGGTAGTAACCGACTTGCCACTGTAATCTGAACCGACTTCTAAAAGAGACCCGGCAAGCTCACACTTTTCCCTCCCCAACTCCGCCATCTAAGCAGAAACCTCCTTAGTTTCAAATCTACGAATTAACTTCCGTTGTCGGGCAGTAATTCTGCGAATAAGACTAAGCGCTATATTCAGGTGCTGAGATGCTTTATCAATTTGAGCCTCAAGCTTCCAAAGACAAGGTTCATCATCGATTGGCTCATAAAAACGGCAGCCCACGCACTGTCCTTTTTTAGTACGCCTAACGGGGTCAACTTCGCGTCTTTTTGGCTTTAGCCTTTCAGTTTTACTACTCATGCGCCAACCTCCGGAGCGAACTCAAAAAGCTGGCTTTGCAACGGGTCTTTAGGCATCGTCGTATCGGGTAGCGTCAGCATGTTAAGCTGAGCAATCGACATATCCGCAGGCATCTCAATCATAGCCATAGGAACATCTTTTCTACCCATCATAATTAGCCTGTGTCTAGTCTGTGGGACACCATAATCCGCGAAATTGATGACTTTCCAAGTTAGCTGATAGATTGTTGTCGATTCATGCTGCAGGAAAAACGTCATCTCACGGAATTCTTTACTATGCTCGGTCGGCGGAACATTCTCCATCAAAATAAACTCGGGACGCAGATACTCGATGGCAAGTGCAGCATACATCGTCAAGTTGCGCAACATACGCACCCTTGGTTTTAGATTACCCTTTTCATCCCACTTTTTAGTGTTTATTGAGGAAAAACCTTGACAAGGCGGACTGAACCAAACAAGCGAAGGCTCAAGGTCATCCCGTAAAGGCAAATATCGAATATCTGCCATAACTGCGTTTCCCAAATTAAACTGATATGTCTTAAGGACCCTTCTATCTAAGTCGATACCGCAAAGATGACGGAACTCCCCCAACTCCAAAATCCCACAACTCGCACCACCACAACCACAGAACAGATCAACAAAAGTAGGCGCATCAGCAGGCAGTTTAGCTTGTTGTGTCTCTACAATCGCCCGATGCGGAGACTTCTCGCAGTCAAAATCAGCCTTTTTCTTCATCGACAAGCCTCCGTTTTTGTCCGCTCTACCCATTTCCGCCGCTCGGCTGAATCGCCCTCCACATGTCCAGCGCAGAAAACGCAGAACAGCACACCATCCACAACTTTACCGGGCAAGCCACCAACAGCAGGCAAAAGAGCATCAAAACATCGAGGACAAAACGGGGTTTCCTGTCCAGCCCTCAAAGCGGATGCCCTCCTCTCTCCCCATGGCCTACGCCACGGCATAAACGGCAATACTCCGCACAGCTCTGCATGCGGTCGTCATGACTGAAATCGCTGCCGCAGACAAAATCACGTTTACGCTTAGACGAACTCTTACAGACATCAGCTTTTTGACAGCTTACTTTTAAATAGCCTGGAAGTTTAATGACAGCCTTCGACTGGTCTTTTGTAAAATCAATGCTAAAAGGCATGACTTAGACGCCTCCTTTTTCTGTATCCAACACAAGAACCTCCGCCGTGAGTACATGCATAATTATGCAAGTCATACCGTGGACAAGCTGGAGTCGTAGTGCTGGGTGTGGCAAAACGGCAAAAATGAATCGTGCCCTCACAGGGCACAAGCGGACCTTTGGGCGACTGAGCAATCAGGGGACGGTTACAGTTAGCGCAGTCATAATTCCACTTTGCACACGGCGGCAAAGTCTTAGACATTAGTCCTCAGCCTCCGCCTTTTTAGACCCAAAATAGAACAGTACCCAACCGACCGCAGCAACAAACAAAAGAAACGGCAGCAACAGCAACCTAACCCAAAGCCGCTTCCTATGTTTTCTAAATGCCAGTTTGCGGCTGCTCTGAGTCGAAGCAACCGCTCCTTTTTCTCGGCGTGCACTGGAGCCGTCTTGCGCAGACTCAGGTTTGGCAATGCACGTTGACATACTTCGAACGGGTCCTTTTCGCTGAGTGGCTAACCGAGCATTGAAGGTCAACTCATTACTTGCTCTAGGATGCTTTGTACCCGCATTTCCCAGACCACTAAGCCCATTCTTCATGCCGTGATGTTGGCTAACTGGCAAGCCGTCACTACAAATCACGTTGAAACCTCCACGGTTGTTTTAGCGAATAAAAGGGGATTTGGCATGTACAAGCCCGCGGAGGCGGACACAATCTTGGGCACACCATCCGCATAGTAGGTTGGACAAGCGGTTTCGTTAACTCGCCTATCCCACCACCGCTTCTCGTGATGCGGATGCGGCCAGCAACCACAACTACGTCTAAGTGCTATGCGACTTTCAATTTCCTTAAAAATCTGAGAAAGATGAATCGGCTGACTAGGCATGCCCATTTTAGCGAGCAACTCAGCCTTTTCGCGATATAAGCTAAAAATAACTTCGCGAATAAGTTGCCTACTCTCAATAAGCTCTCTGCCCTCAGCGGGGCGAGCCTGCGCCTGCCAACCAGCCGTCTTGAAAGTTCGCTCAGCCATACTTGCTTACTCCATCAGCTTGGTTTGGCTACTTTTGTTCAGTTGAATGGGAACTTCGCAGTCCTCAGGATACTTGTCAAAGAGCACATCACTGCCGTCACTGATGGTTAACGTGTACTTTTTCTTGCTATCCTGCAGCTTCACTTTGAAAACTTCAACTATATTGCCTTCCTTGTCTTTGCGCTTGCTAACAGAACTGCCCACATACTCCAAAACTACCTCTTCAGACATGCCTATTCACCTCCAGCTTTCGGGTCTTTGTCAAGGAAAACCTTCATCTCGCCGTGCCGACTGCAAACAAGCGTCTTTTTGCCGTCTTTCTCTCTCACAGTGAGTTTTCCGCCGCAGATAGGGCACCAAACCGCTTTCAGCAAGGCATCATAAGACCCGGTACTAGCTTGTTCGCTGGGTACTGCTTGCGTCTGGGAGTTCTGGGGGACGAAGGGAGAGCATGAAAAAGGTGTAGGTCGTGGCTTGTTTTCCCCAGAGACAGAAATATGTCTGCCAAGTCTATTCCCCGCAAGCAAGTTACTCCGCCTCCAACGCTATCTTTTTTCGGGTTTTTCGGCGGTTTTTGTCCGCATTGATGATTAATTGTTCCGCTTCGTTACTGACGCTTCGGTTATCCTCTTTGGCTAAAAGCTCAATTTTTCCGTAGACCTCTTCGGTTACGGTTATATTTTTGTATCCTGGAACTGGCATTATTTACCCACCTCTTACCTCATTTTACAGTAGTTATATACTCCATTTCAAGCGCTCAACATATAAATTTTACTGTAGATTACAGTAGTTATATATCCATACCCCAAATATGCTGCAATACTCCACACAACTTATATATCACCCTCCCCACTTACTGTAATTTACAGTAAAATTTAAGAAAATCAATGCAGAAAGGATAGACCTACAAATTGCCGCCGAAAAATTATCGAAACTTCACAGTAAGGAAAGAAGCCTACGACATCCTGATGAGAGACTACAAGGAACAATCCAAGGAGTGGCTTGTCCGCCATGGCATAAGCAGCTTCAACGGTTACGTGATATATCGGCTAAACGAGCTGGCAGAAGACACTCTGAAACGAAAGAGTCAACAGACGCAGCCCCAACAGAATCAGCCGCCTCCTTAAGCTTAACGTATAGTTCTTCAGGTATCAAAAGCTCAAAAATAACAGACGAGACTTGCCTGACTTCAATTTTTTCTCCATCCATACAGATCCACCTTCCAAATATTAAAAAAAATAATAATACTCTTTCAAATTAAAAACTAAGTATCAGACCTAACAGAAATAATACTGTTCAACAAACAGACACTTACTGAGCAACCTTGACAAACTGGGCAACCACGGCATCGCATTTTGGACAGTGCACATGATGACCGTAAGGATAGCCCTCTCCGCCACTGATATTAGCGCCTTTTTTGGGGAACGTAAAACCGCATTTTTTGCACTTATAGTCGCTTCCCAACCGACCAAGCTCCGTTCTATAGATATTCCGATTCGCCTTTAAGCTTTATCCGTTTTCCATGACAAAAGCTTATAACTACTGTAAATTACAGTAAGAAATAGCGAAAAAGAAAGCGCGAACGAGCGAGAAAAACTAAGCGCTCTAGACTCGCGAAAACTCTAGAAGTTCTAGACGAGTAAGCGAGTAGTTTCGAGTAAGCGTCTCACGTCTAAAGTTTACTTTTTCTCGCGAAGACTTCGCGAGCTTATCTAGACGCCTAGAAAAAGACGAAAGATAGACTAATTCTCGCTTGAAAGAGCTAACCTACTTATCCTTTTTCAGCCCCAGCCAGCACGCCTGACTGAGGGAAAAGCACAAAGAGGTAAAAAATATGTTTGAAGGCTCAGAATATTTGGAAACCAAACAGCTACCGCTCAAGGAAATCGCCAAAAGAGCGAAAGCGGAAATTCTCGAAAAATACCCAGAAATTAAAGTCAGCGTAAGAACCAGAGACTACAACGCCATAGACGTCGAAATAACCGCAATCCCCAAAGACTTCCAACCCCTCAAAAGAGTAAAACTAGACCAAAACCTACCATACACAACAATCAACCATTCAGACGCAGGCCAGCAGCTCCTAAACGACATCGAAAACATCCTAGACGTATACAACCGAAAAGATATCGAGATAGAAACCGACTACTGCAACGTCCGATTCTTCACCTACGTTAGATACAGTTTTCAAATCAGCCAAGAGGCCCAGAAACTACTCGCCTAGGAGGTGAAAAAGACGTCAGACATCATTACCCTAACCGAAGAGCAAGCCGCACCGTTCCGCGCCATGATAACCAAGCATCTATGCTGCGACAGCCGCCACAAACCCGCATTTAGCGAAATAAAACTAACCTATGAACCCATCCAAGCGTATCCACATGACGGCGGCTGGAAAGTCAAAGGTTTACCGGGTCTCTGGTGGCTATACATCGTCTGCCCCGAATGCGAATATGAATGGGCAATCTGGAAGCTCGGCGTACCCAGAGACTTCGACCCCACAAACTAACAGGAGGCGAAAAACATGGCAAAAACTCAACAGAAAAATCCGCCAGTCTGCCCAGACTGCGGCGAACCTCTAAAAAGCGTCATCTGGGAAGTTGACCCCGACCACTACGAGTTTAAAAACGGCTCCTATACTCTCAAGACAGAAGGCGGCGGCGTCACAAGATGCCCCCACTGCGAAGCCGACTTAAGCGATTTATTCCCCGAGGGACCCGTAAATTATGCGTAAATCCAAAGGCAAATTCTGGCCTGCAGTCCGCGAGCAAATCTGGCAAAAAGCCGAGGAACTATTCATGCAAGAGCAAGTACGGACCATGGATTGCGACATAAAGCCCGAACGTAATGAACTCAGAGAAGGCGGCTACTTTCACACAGCCAAACTAATCGTGCTTAGAAAGCTCCAAAGAGAAACACTAACAGAGGAATAGAATGTACTGCGAAAAATGTCAGATTCAAATGAAAACGCATCTACTTAATGCCTACAAAACTGAATACTACTGCTCAAAATGCAAAACACGTAGAATAGTAGAGACATAACCATGTTATTCAAACCAAAGCTTTTAGTCAAAATCCTAAGCGGACAGAAAACCCAAACACGCCGCACAGGTACCAAACAATACACAGTCGGAAGTACCCAGCCAGTCAGCAGCGGCTACACCAAACCTGCGGGCTACATAAAAATCCTCAAAAAATACCGCCAACCCCTATGTTGCATAAGCGAAAAAGAAGCCAGAAAAGAAGGCTACAACAGTATAGAAGAATTCCGCCAAGCATGGCTAGAAATAAACGGTAACTACAACCCCGACCAAATAGTAACAGTTTACGAGTTCAAGATAGTTAAGAAGCCGCAGCCATAGGCAACGACGCTTTTCGCTTCTGATAGATACTGTACGCCTTCATAAGCAGCACCGTGACGACCGAGGGCGCCAACGCCGTTATTGTTGGTTCACCTGCGAAGCCAATACTAACCATAGCCGCTAACTGCACACCCAAAGTTGTAAGGAATTTTTTAGCATTAAAGGGTTCCCCGCTAGACGTCTTGCCCAACGTTGCATACATCAGTGTGATAACGATTGAAACCACATAGGGAAAGTAAGGACCTAATAGAACCTGCAAATCCATGCACATTCACCTCCTAACCACTCGCGGTTAATATGACCGTAAAGCCGAAGCTTGTAATGCCTTGAATTGAGCTATTCACTTGCAATGTCAGAGCAGCCGCAACTACTTCATTGGGCTTAATGCTGTAGCCTTCACGGTCCCAACTGAGCGTCAGATAACTAGCCGCTTGAGTTGGCAGCCAATCGGCAGTAGACATCGAGAGAACGGCGTTTGATGTGGACGTGCTTTTCAGGTAGCAAGTTACCGTTTTAGTTTGACCTGGGCTGAGAGTAGCCCAGTTAAGATTTGAAAGCTCACTTGTACATGCTGGGTCACTGTAGACTTTGAGGTTTAGGGCGTAGATGTTGCCAACGGCTGGGATGCGGACCTGAACTGTGAGAATACCATAGGTAGTTATGGCTAAAGCGCCCATGAGGACGACAAGCGCCAGAACTGCCAAAACAAGTTTACCTTCCATTCAAATCACCTCTTGCCTGCCCATAATCCTGAGTTTTGAGAATTCGCTTGGACAGGATTTAGGCGACGCCTAGCCATACGGCGCCAACCGCGAAGGGTCCGCTCATTAATTACCAAGCCAAAGCGCCGTTTTAACTCGGCGAGCGTCTCATCACGACTATGCGATTCAGAGTAAGCAATCGCAAAAGCAACCAAACTACGCTTATGCTTAGAGCACAAATTGACTAAGCGATTATCCAAAAAGACAACTCCGCAGCATCGGCACCGATAACTCCGCTCAGTTTTGGTTCGGCTCTCAAAAGCCACGCTTTGACTGTTGCATTTAGGGCATTTGAGGACATCTGGATCGTCAACCGAGGGTAACGGTTGCTGAATGGGCGAGTCAAGGGAGTCGCCTGCGTAAGTGGCAGAGTTTAGGCGGCAAAGACGGTAGAGACCGAAAAAGGCTTCACTGAAAAACACGTCTTCCCCGATGGTTGGTGTAAGAAAGCCATTGTTTGCATAGAGGACCTCACCTTGTAGAACGCCAACTTCAGGATAATTTGCACTGGCAATAATCTCGCCCTCTTCACGAGCGAAATGCGCTTCATCAAAAATCTTATCCACTAAATCTAAGAAGCGCTGAGGAATTTCCACAGTCTCATTTTTACCTAAGTCCCGAACGCTAACCGCGTACATGCGAACCCTCTCCCTGCCAACGCCAAGAAGCCTTCGGCGACTCCATATTTTTCGGATGTTTTTTGCCAAGTTGCTGCTCAAGAAACACCGCATCAGCTACCCGTTCTTGACCGCGAACCTCCATAGTTTTGAGACGCAACACAGTGCCCGGATTGCTGAAACCCGCGGTATCTTGGGCTACTCGCCTTCGCTTACGAGCACGCTCTAAAAGTTCAACTCGGTGCGTGCGGAAATACTCCTCTACCTGGTCTTTGTGCGCTTCCTTCCAAGCCAATTTAGAGCAGTAATCCGAGCAATAGATAGGCAACGGGCCGTCTTGGGTAGGTTGAAAAACGGCGCCGCAACGCTTACACTTCTGGGGCACCCGAATCTTGGGCACATAATGCTCTTTGCGGTATCTGAGTTTACGGTCCTGATTCCGCTGATAATGATGGGCTTGACGGCATTTCTCGCTACAGCAGGGTTCTCCCTTGAGTTTCCGCTTAGGAGTAAAAATCTTGTGGCAGATAACGCATTCTAGCGGCTGGACTTTGAATTTGTGAGCTACATTGTAGGCTTTGTTGTTGCATTTTTGGCTACAACATTTCTGATTCGGATGTCGGACGTCAGGAATAAACGGCTGATGACAAACGCTGCACTCTTTGAATCTATCGGCACTCGGTAGAACATCAGTTGCATCTTGCAAAACCAAAACACTCATGACTTGGCACCGCGCATTTTCCCCATTTCTTCTTTGAGCATAGCTAACTCTGTTTCTAGGCGTCTTACGTCAGCGCTAAGCTCCAAGACGAGGTAGGCTGCAGCTTCATACTGAGCGCTGAGATTAACGAGGTAGCGGTCTTCCCATTCTTTACGGTGTTCAGGGCAAGGCTGCGGAGCTGATTTGCCGCATATACAGATGATATTTTTGCCTGTTTTGTCTTTGAGGTCATAGGGCATGTGGCGCCAAGACTTGGTCGTTTCATGGGTTAGAACTTCCTCGGCTGCTTCTCTGGTTTGGATTGCCCGCTCAACTGGTGTGTCGCTAAGTGCTCTTTCACAGGCAAAACCGCTCTGTGCCTTATTCCATAAACTGTTAGTAGCCACAACATTCCAATAGGTCGTAGTGTTGCCGACTTGCCCTGAGTTGGCGCCGCCAGACGGGTAGAGGTTCGCATGTCCGCTTTCATGCGCTGCAGGAGTATACCTACCATTCGGGTTGACGTACATGGGATAGTTGCCCGTGCCCTGCGCTTCCAGGACATAACCCGACGTGTCACGAGGCATCGACCACATCAAAACTCTGCCATCAGTGCCAACGACTTCCCAACCTGCCACGAAAATCTTATCTTTAAAATGTCCTTCTTTGAAACGGAATGTTCCGTTGCCCAGTTGGTCGCTGCCGTCAGTGTTAGGGCGAATCAAATGGTTAACTGAAGAGTTTAAAATCAAGTCCCCTGCGTAGGCGGCTACGAAAAAGTTTGACCCATCATGACCAACAGCAGCCTTGAGTGTTCCATCCCAAAAGTTTGCGACAGCATAGTTTTCGTCAAGCTCCACATATCTGGTGCCGCGGACTAAGCTCTGGTGAGTGTGCGCTGCTGGAACATAGCGCCCATTCGGGTTAACATACATTGGATAGTTGCCTGCACCTTGGGCTTCCAAGACGTAGCCTGAAGTGTCTCGGGGCATGGACCACATTTTTACTCGGCCGTCATCACCGATAGCTTCCCAACCTGCAACAAAAATCTTGTTTTTAACATGCACTTCATCCCAGCGAAAAGCCCCATTACCAAGCTTATCACTACCATCACTATTAGGCCGAATGAGATGATTAAGCGCCGAATTCAAAATCAAATCCCCAGTATAAGCTGCAAGAAAAGTGTTAGCGCCATCATGCCCAAAAGCTGCCTTGTGACTACGGCTAGTCATAAGATTCAGAACAGGAGACGTTTTGTCGATTTCCACATTACTGTTAAAATAGCTACTTGCAGTTCCGCCACCGCCGCCTCCGCCAGAAGACACGGGAACACCCCGTTTGCCAAGCTTGGTTCGACTAAGTTTTTCAACGTTCGGTGTGTGAGTGCGCAGGCCATACAGATAATCAGCTAGGTGCGGCGGCTCCTTGCCAAGGTCTAACGTAAGTTCCAGCTTTGTCGGGTCCTCTTTTGGCACCCGATACTCCGCCCACTCCACCCTAAACTGACTATTGACGCCTTCTGTGGGAAGTTGCACGGACACTTTATCGCCTGCCAGAATCGGCGACACTCCGTAATCTAAAACCGTGCTAATTATATGCAAGTGTTCAGCGGGGTCTTTGAGATACGCTAACAAAGCAGCCGCTCGGCGCTGACATTCGCCGTCACTCCAAAGTTCCTCATCAACCTCAACGTACTCTCTTAATCCGTAGGCTGCTTGACTGGCTGCGTTCTCGGCGATGCCGTAGTATCGGCGACCACCGATGTAGAGTTGATGAATCCAAAAGCTGCCAGTTCCTACACCAGGATAATAGAAGGTGATGCGAACGCACAGAATTTGTGTCCAGTCAAAGCCGTCTTGCACCCAATTCCACTGATTCTTATACGCAGAACCGACACCAGTTTCAAAGTTGTGCCAAGAACCGTCAGGACTAACAGACAGTTCTTTTGAGGCAGTTTTGTAATTATTATCATAGAGGATTATTTGGCCTGTTCCGCTAAAGGTATCCTGCGCCTTCAAAGACACCGCCAAAATCGGATACTGCTCGCAGTTTAGTAAGTAACCAGTGTTTAGAGTAAAATTGGCGCTGCCATAATAGTTGTTGGGTGCATATAGCTTGATGCAGGCGCCGCCGTCCGGTGCCCCTGCAGCGTCAACGCTTACCGTTCCAGCGCTAGCCGTCCAAGTGCCCTCGGAAGGTGTTAGACTGCGAGTCCAAGCAACCTTATTGCTGGGTAAACTCTTGTCAGCTAAGCCCCAAACGATAATTTTGTTTCTAACACGTGTAATGTCCTTCTCGTATTCTGCAGTTGTATCAATGTTTTCGGTGATTACGGTCGAGTTGGTTTTTGATAGCTTGGGGAAAAACTCGAATTTACCGTCAGGAGCTACACGAAAATCAAAACCTATAGCGCCTGATTTATCGGCTGATTCTGCAACGTACTTGAGTATGTCCCAGACGGGCGAGTCCTCGTACTCCAACTCAGTATAAGTTGTGTCCGTGTTCTCGACAAGCTCTGTGCTACCACGCACATGACTAAGACCTGCATAGTAATCCATCAGGTCCTTAACAATTTCCTCGCCCTTCATGCCCGAATAGGTCGCCGTAACAACTCGGCGAAACAGCCGTTCACCCCAGCAGCGCCCAGAAACAGTAAGGTAGCTTTCCGTCGGCGAACTTTTGTAACTGATTTTTTCAACTCGCAACGTCAAAAGCAACGGACAATTCGGCATCCGCCCCAAGCTAATCGAGCCATCCATACCCACAGTTATGGGCGTTGCCCCGCCCGGACTATACTTGCCGTTATGATTGTGCAATGTGACATCGTAGCTGCTGACTTCTTTACTACACCCTAAATGAACTAAGAGTTCAACGACATCGGCTTGCGGAGGAGTAACAGCGCCGAAAACAAGAGCGATACTTGGGGCAGCGGTTGACATTTACTCAATTCCCCGCCTTGCAAGCTCAGCGTCCCCAGCACGAGTAATACCCTTAACTCGGGTCGGCGTCTCAGCAGCGGTTGCATTAAAGTTCTGCACGCTAGCCGTCGCCGTATTCATGCTTGAGGCGAAGGCATACATAGCCACCGCGGCAGCCGCAATCACAGCGATTCCCACACCCGTTAACGCCAAAAAGGTCGCGTAACTAATGTTTAGGGCGTTCTGAACAGCCGTTGCAAACGCGCACGCTGCGGCATACACTTTTTGAGCTACGGCTAGCCCTGTAGATGTACGCAGGAACATGCCCATGACTGAGACAAGCATCATAGTGCCATTGACAACTTTGGCTTGCTCATCGTTAAGAATCCCAAATTGATTCGCCATATACCCGATGGCCGTGCCTGCAGCACCTATTCCCGCAAGCGCAGAACCAAAACTCTTGATGCGTGCCGTCATAAGCTGAGCATCAGTTTGAATGCGATTAAACTCGCTACTTGCTCGGTTGATTGCCCGAATAGACATAGTAATTTCTCGAAAACTCACAATCCAGCCTCCATTTTTGCCTGTTCAATAGCGCCTATAATGTTCATTTCAAGCTCTGGAAGAAACTCTTGAATTGCAGGATACAGAAACGGTTGAGCGGACATATAGCGGGTACCGAACTCCACAAAATAACTGTACGCTGCCGACGCCCCAATTTCTGCAACCCACTCTTGAACCATAGCGTAAATAGTGCTTTGAAGATAACCCGTGCGCACAGGCGCTCTACGTTTCGCTTCAGCCGCCACCCGCTGCGCCCAATCATACAGCCATTTGCGGACCTGTTCCTGCAAAGACTTGTCTAGACGCTGCATCGCCGCTACGAATTCATCCACGCCTTGAACATCAAAGGTTACCTCGACGGCCATTTCCTTTTCTCCTGTTCAGCTTTTTTAGCTTCATCCTCTGCCATCTCATCCAAAGTCCGCAGGATAGTTGAGAACTCTACGATTGTCTGTCTGCTTGTGGCGTTGTACTCGGCTTCTGTCCATCCGAACCGCTCACACATGACGAACTTTGTAAGTCTGGGGTTTGGCTGCTTTCGTCGGATGGAGAGGATAAAAAACGCTGCTCGTCCATCTCGATGCCGTTGATGCGGTCGTACACTTCCTGCAGTTTCAATGAAAGGCCATAGGGGAGACGCCCCTGAACTATGAGGTCCTTATAGAGAGGTTTAGAGGCAGGCTGGCTGACAAGCGCCAAAAACAGGCATTCCCGGTTGACTTTGAGAATGTCCTGTTTAGGAACCTTACCTGCTGCATCCATGTAACTAACGAGCACTCGCTCGTATTCTCCCTGGGTAATTTGGCGGAATTCATAGTCACCTACAAATTGCTCGCCGAAACGGTTGTCAATTTTTACTTTTGCTGTTTCCATTTTTATTTCACCGTTAACTTGAAGCTATACTGAGCGGACCTTTTGCGTCAAACTGCGCCCTCACCGCGATTAAGTCATCAAGCCACTTCTCGTGAGTAATACTGCTCCATTTGGCCGCATCCATCTGAGCGTAAGCGGTGCCGCCAAGCCCAAACCTGATGTTAAACTCTGTGTCGGCGAGGGCATTGTCCATCTCTGTTTTGCTTTCAAACTCGAAACGGACTTCCCCGCTAAGCTGCCGATTGCCAAAAGGAATGTACTTGGCTAGATGGCCGTTAGTGCTTCGGATAACGGGCACTTGTTTGGGATTGTTGTTTACGTCAAATTTCCAGCCTACAACTCGGTCATTAGGGGAGCCGCCAATGGTGACATCCGTTTCGTTGAATCCAACCGCTCCCGCATAATCAGTGTAGGTGGCGCCGCTGAGCTTTGCCGTGCCCGTAGTGACATTCTGCCCCACCATTTCGAGGCTAGCTTTAAGAACATCGTCAATTTCACAGCTAACGCTTGCCTTGCCAATGCGCATGTAGGTGTATAGCAGCGAGAGAATGTCCGTTGCCTCTGCCCAAGAGCCTTTATAATACAAAACTTGAACGCTTAACGTCTTATCAAGGTCAATTTTTGCATATTGCAACAGGTCGATGGGTGCAGCCGAGGGCACGATATAGGAAACTTTGAGTGAGGGCACGCGAGTACCTTTTTTGATGGTAAAGAGGTCATAGTTTCCGCCGCTTCGCAGTAGAAGATTACTTGGGTTAAAGCTGGGGTTAACTGATTCATGCGGAACGCCGAGCATCGCTGGGCTGGTTGGCGTTGTGCCTTTTACGGTTTCAACAACGTAGTAGATACGTTCTTGGTCGATACTATAGGTTTCAACCATTCTTTTCCATACTCCATTACCCTGAAATATCCTCGAAAGCCCAACCCTTCAAAACAAACTCAGTTTTGAAGAGAAACGGCTTAACCTCAACGATGTCTATGGGCTTGTAGCTTACGACATCGCAGTTAGTAATTCCGCGAACCTGAACGGTCAACTGCACATAGTCGCAGTAGACCACGGCGGGTGTTACCCCGTTGCTGGGATTAGTGGTTCGGGCAATCATCCAAACATACCCGTCAGAGTCGATGCAGTCCGTCCAGTTCGCCGAAATCGTAATTGTCAGGGTTTCATCCGTTCCCGCGGTTCCATACTGCGCATACTGCCAAGCACCAGCAACATGGTTCCAAACCTTGACGGTCACCCCGTTGCCACTGGGAGCGGTGCCGTAGCCTTCGAAGCTCAGTACCAAAGATTTGACGCATTGCTCTCTAGGCCCAATCTTGAAGCGGAAAAGCATCAAGCCGTACTGATTATTGACAGCTACGCTCTTGGAGTAGCGGACATCGTCACTGTACCAAATGCCTTGATAATCCGCGGTTGAAAGCTCAGCCCAACCCGCAGTAGACGGCGCCAACTCAGAGGCGGCACCTGCAGCATACGCCTTATGCGGGTCACCCGATGGGTAGCCGAGCCCAGCAAAATTATAAGCCGTCTGATACGGCAAAGTTCGGTTCTCGCGAATAATCGCCTTAATCTGCTCAGTAATTTTGTTCCGCATGACTCTGCCCGTATCAGCTCCGGGAGCAACCTTGTCGATTGTATGCACGGTGCACTTGAAGAAATGCACTTGACGCCTTTTGCTGCCAGATAGGTTTAGTTTCTGGTCTTGAACGCCCAACACAGGGTCAACTTGGAGAGTAATTTGGGCGTCATACTCCTTTAGCAACAATTCACGGTCAAACGCTGCCTCCGAAGCCAACAATTTGGCAGCCTCGCCGTTGTCTTTGGTAACTCGAATACGGCTATTAATCAGCCTTAGCAAGGTAGCTACGGGGTCTTCTAACTCACTCAACTCGTAAGCAACCTCCTTGCTATACTCTTGAAATAGAGCCGCTGATTACCCAAAGTGAACGGCGTTACTGTCTGGACCTCGTAGTCCTCGCCCTGACGCCGTATCTTATCATGACTACGCACGGGCAGAAACGTATAGAACGCCAAATAATCATTCAGATAGTACCCAGGCTCAATGAGCACCTGTTCAGCTTTAAGCTGAGAAACCACAGCAAGCAGTTCAAGAGGGTCGCCGTAATCAACGGTTTCCACAGCCTGCCGCACTGAATAAAGCAAAACCGCTTCACCCTTGCTCTTCAGTATCTTTGTGAACTGCGTTGACGGTTCCTCGTAGTTAAGAAACATTCGAGCGATCCAGCTTACATTCGCCATAGCTTTGGCAGGCGTAATTGGACTATAGTCGGTAAATAGTGGCCCCCAATCCATGAATTCATCGGCGTACTCCTCGACAATATCGTGGGCAAGCTTGTAGCCTGGAGGGTCACGGTCTCTTCGGATTTTCCACAAAATCCCAACGGTTACGCCGTCATAGTAGCTGCAGGCGGGAAAACGGCTAATCACGTCTATATAGCCAGGCCAGCAGACATCAGGAATGTAGGCGGGATACTGGCCGCTTGCCTTGATGCTCTGCACGGCGTTATAGACACGTTGGCAGCTAGCTGTCCAGCCTTCATAAGTGTACAAGCCAAGCAATGCGAAGCTTATCGGGTCATCATAAATCTCGGTGTTGTTCAAGCCCACGCGGTGCCAAGCGCCATCCCCAGAGGGCAACGGATAGAAATAGAGCCAAAGCCCTTCCAAGCCGTCCCGAAGGAAAGCAACCGCGTCACTCATCACGGTGTTGTAGGTTGCGGCGTTAGCGGTGTCGTAGGTGTCGGCGAGCATCTTTAAGCCTATGAGGCAGTAGAGGTTCTCGACGTACATCGATGCCTCCCAGCCATCGGTTATAGTAACGTAGGAGGCAAAGCCGCCATAGTAGGCGTCATGCAAACCCAAAACCATAGGTAACCGCTGCATGTTGTAGAGGAATGGGTAGCCCGCCAGCTTCGCAGCGTCCAAGTAAGCAGCCGTTGACGTCACGGCGTAAGCCTTCAGCAATGCGGGAATAGCTCTGCCCGCGTCAATGCTCCAATAGTCAGTCGCCGACTCCCCGCTTTTGAAGCCGCCATACGCAGTCCTTGCTAAGTCGGTACATTGCTGGGTTAGCAGCCAGTCGGCTAACTCTACAATTTTGGCGAGAATATCCGCTTGCACCGTGGAAAACTGTGGCGCCGAGTAGGCTTCACAGAGAAACTCTATGGCGAAAGCAGCGGCAAAAGTGCCCCGACCAAAAGCAGGGTCAGGGCCCTCCATTACCCCATTCTTTGCAACAAAATAGCTATTGGCTAGATTGTTCTTGAGAGTTACAACGTTACCGAGGACGCTTTCAACTTCGCCCCACTCGCTATGAGCAGAATCCTTGATTTCAACAGGAAAATCCGCTTGAAACTTCGAACCATCCGCAACAGTGACGTTTCTCTGCCCAGCAGCCGCATCCGCAGCCAAGCTAGTGGGAACTACATAGTAGTAGGGCGCATAGTGCATCACAAACTGAAAATAGGCGTCGGGAACGGTGCCCATGGGGCTAAGCCCTCCCAATGTAGGGCGTCTTGAGCTTGTCTAGTAGGCGGGAGAATTCGCCCTGAAGGACATCGAGGCTTGGCAGTCTCGAAGATGTACTAGCGTTGAGGTCGCCTACGCTAAAGTTCAACCCGACGGCTGAGCCGCCCGTCAAAAAGCAGAGCGCATAGATAGCAGCCAGAACCGTGATGGCTTCTTTTTGGGCATCAGTGCAGTTAATGGAGTCGATGGTAGCAGAGATTTCAAGCCCGACTGTGACGGCTGCCCGCTTAATCATTTTAAGGACTTTAGCGTCTGGAATATCTGAATCCTCAACATTAAGCACATCTCGAACATCCTCGGCAGTCACACTAGCCAAAGCAAACTAGGCCTCAAACGCTTTGGTTCTCAAGTTACGGAACCAACCGTATAAAAGACTTAACTTATAACATAGAGGCTTCAAGTGCGAGTAATATCCTGCAATTGACCGCTTACATCCCAAGTTAGGCTAAGAGTGAAAAGCAGTTCTGCACCGTCATAGGCTCGGATTGCACTAACTGTCCCGTCTAGGTTCCAAGAAAAAGCCATTTTCGTAATCTTTTTCCCCGGTGGCGGAGCTGTCAAATCTCTTAAGGCACTATGAATCGCCCTAAAGCCATCTTCATATCTGCCATACGCCACTTCACCCATCTACAGGAAACCTCCCATAGAAACCGCCCTCATTAGCAGGCAAGAGCAGTTAGGATGAACAGAAGCCGCTATCGTATTCTCGTCTATGATTGTATGATACGGGAAAGCACTGCGTAGCTCCGTACCCGAATAAATATCGCCCTCATAGTCCGCGCAGTCAACGCACATATTTGGGTGACCGCTCGAAAGGAAAACCCACTCGTCATCTTCACTATAGAAAGTTAAGCCGCGCAACCCAACAGGAATACGTCTTTTGGCTTCACCCACCATCTGAACAGCAGCGACAGCCTCAACTATCCCCAGCAGACTCAACTTTTAGCAGGCTCCCTATTCTTCCCCAAATCAACAACAAGATACCTACCCGCGCCTTTCCTTCCATGCAAACCCTCAAGGCTATCTATCGGCTGTTGCCC